ATTTTACAAACTCTTTGTCAAATTGTTTTAAATCAAACTCTGTTTTTTTATCTATAGCTTCTGCTTGTTTTTCTAAAACTTCTGCATTTCTATTATTAACAGATTGATTAAACTCACCAATAGATTTTTGTGATGATATTTGAGCTGCACTTGTTGCTGCAACTATAGCAGTTTGAATACCCATTAAAATAACCTCGCATACATATATTGATCAGAACCATCGAAACCAAATTTTCTCATTAAACCTTCTTCTTGTAAACCTAACCACTTAGCAAATTTTAAACCAGTTGTATAGTTTGCTCTTACAGCAGTTTGAACTCTATTGATATTATTTTCTTTAGCAATTCTTGCAAAATCTTTTTTGATAGCACGAGCAACTAATAAAGGATGGTTTAAAGTTTCTTTAGTAGCTAGTACCCAACCTTCGGCAACACCATTCCAGATTATTTTCATACCTGCAGCAAAGATAGGTGTTCCATCAATCATACCAGTAAACGCTAACTTATCTTGTTCTAAGTTATTTGCATTACCTTCAAATTCCATATCCTTATCCATTAATGAGTGATTCATTTGTTGATTCATAATGTATATACCATGCTCTCCTTTATATGGTACTATCTCTAGTATTTTATCCATCATTTGTAATAAGTCTAGGATATAACGATAAAACAGTTAATGGTAATGGTTGATTTTGTCTAACAAATATAAAACCATCTGTTTCATAATTACCTCTAAACTCTATTTCTTTATCTCCTGTAAATACATTGATACCACTATCCATTAGATTAGCTGAAGATCTAAATGGTATTCGTTCCATATTGTTTAAGTCTGGACCAATCTCAATACCAATACTCTCATAAAGTCTAGCAGTAATTTCATAAATTCTTTTTGTTTTACTTTGTGATGTACCATTGTTTGCACCGGCATCTATTCTCATTGTTTGTAATAATGAAACATAAGGTAATCCAACTTTAACTTTAGTTGAAGATCTATCTAAAGTAATTCCACCACTTGATACAACTTTATTTGGATGAGTAGATCCATCTGCTAATACTGAAACTGTTTCACCTTCTAAATGATCTAATCCACTAATAGTAGTTGTTGCAGAACCATCGTAAGCTAATTGTGAATCTAAATAATTAAATGAAGTATCATCTGTTTCATCAAAATCAAACTTATGTAAATACTCTACATATCTTTTTGTTACACCATTAATAGTTCTTTTTATAATAACCCAAACTTGATATTCAGAATCATCAGTAGGTAATACTTCAACACTTTCACATACTGCGTTACCACTACCAAATGATCCACCAAATATATGTCTATGCCAGGCAGTAACTTGTTGTTCTCTTTGATAAGTAAATCCTAAAAGTTGACCATCAGTTCTAACGCACCAAACAATACTATTTGGTTCTTCTTGATAAGCCATTTGTGTAATACCAGATTCAGTAATGTGTTCGGCAAGGATAGTTAAGTCTGGAGCAACATAACCATCAACATCAAAGTTATAAGCTAGTTCTCTAATTTTTCTTTTTGCTCTTTGTAAAAATAAAGTTGCGTTACCAAGAGATATTCCATCTACATTAGCTGCACCATGATTTGATTGCTTGTTAATTAAAATATTTGTTGGAGTAATTGCTTCTCCCGTTCCACCACCATCTGCAGCAAATTCACCACCTGCCGTACCAATAATTAATGTTCTAGTTGCAGTTAAAAATCTAATTGCATTAACTTGGTTAGAAGCAATTGTATAAACAATAGCATCATCATCAGCTACAGTTGCATGATACTTATCATCAAAATTTTCATAGTCTGCTGATCTTGAAAAAAATATTGTTTGTGGTTGAGCAGTAGTTGCTGCGAATACTAATCGTTGTTCAAAAAAAGTTACGCAAGATGGATAACCTGTAGTATCACTAAATGCTCCTAACGCAAAATCTGTTGTTGTTGATGAACTGATTCCTAAATCAACAATAACAATTCCAACAACTACTGTAGTAGAAGTAACAGAAGTTATTTTAAAATGACCATCTTGGATGTGAACTAATCTTCCTACATCTGTAGATAAAAAACCTTGATTAGCATTAATACCTGTTGTTGATGAAAATGTTACAGTAGTAGTTTGACCGACACTTTTATGTGATGGATTAGCAGTTGTAGTTTCAATATTATGATCCATGAATGGACCATTAATAATTACATCATCAACTAATGTCCAGTTCGTGTGACCAGATCTAGTTAATTTTTTAGGAGCATGATTAGGATGACAAATGTACATAGTGTCTGCAGATTGTGCAAACTTAATGTCAAACAATTCTGCTTCTAAATAAGGTGAAGATATTTCGTATGGTGATCCACCAGATAATATTTGACCATTGTCTTTATAAAATCTTATGTACTGATCTCCAAATTCTAATATGTAAGTTTGTACTGTAGAAAACTCAAAAGAAATTAATCTAGTTTTTTTTGTACTATCTTTTACTTCTGCAACAAATTGTGTACCACTTCTTCTTGATGCCGAACCATGAGGATAGACAATCATGTTTTCTAAAGTTTTACATCCAGAATTATATTTAGCTAAATCATTTCTTCCATCTAATCTTGGTGATAATTCACCACCAGTAAAGTTTGTTAATTCAACAGCAACTCTACCCATGATTTAGTACCTTGAGTTTATAAATGAACTTGCACCAATATTATCTGCTTGACCATTGTCCGGGTTATTATTTTGACCCTCAGTAGCATCTACAAATCTAGCTTCTCTTAATTTGTCTTGAAATAAAGCATACATATTAGAAGAAACAGGATTTGATGAAGTAATTCCATAAGCAATGTCTGCTGCCAAACCTGCTGAAATACATTCTCTTAATAGTTCATCATATTGATTTGGATCTGTTACTCTTGAAACATATTGAATTTTTACTGTTCCATGATTTGCTAAAATTTTTCTACCTTCAATTTTGTAATCATAATCATAATTTAAAATTGTAACTACTCTCAAACAATCTGCCGGTAATGTAAATTGATAACTAAATCCCCATGAAGGAGTTTCAGTATCTTTGGCTAGTTCAACTCTTTTCATTAAACAGTTCCAAAGATGAGATCTAAATATACTATCTCTTATTTGAGTATATCTTGCATTACAAAGTCTTGCGTTTTTTGAATCTTCAGTTAATGATAAAATTGTTGATGCACCAAGTTGATTTAATGCTCCATTACAAATGTCGACTTCTGATGCCATATTACTTCCTTATTATATATTTGCGTCTTATTTGTCTATCTTTTTCTAAAGCAAATATTTCTTCTGTTGTTCTATATTGTTTTGTGTCAAAACCATAATGATTTTTACCATCATTTTTAAATCTATCTACTAACACATATCTATAGATATGATCTCCTTTCTTAAAATGTAATACTGTTTTTAATTCTTTTATCTGTTTTGTCATGCACTCTAGGGGGTTTCCACTCTCGCTTCCACCCCCTAAAATTCTAGTTATTAAGCTTCGTGAGCCTGTACTTCTACAACTTTAGCTTCTTCCATTCTAGTCGCACCGAATGCAGCAGAATAGTAAACTTGAGTTGCGTAGCCTTTATCAGATCTCTCATCGATTCTAGCAGTTGAATCTTTACCAACAGCTAATGCAACACCATCAGATACGAAAGCGATACATTTTCTTTTGTTAGTAGCGATTGCTAGTCTGTTAGACACAACGAAATTAAATCCTAAAAAAGAATTTACATCGCCTTGTGCTAAAGCTTTAACTGAGTTGAAATCACTTGAAGTCACTTCAGTAGTTCCTAACAAATCAGAAATTTGTTTTGGAGATACGATGATGTGTCTTGGTAGTGATGGGTCAACATCAGCTAGATCAATGATCTCTTTCGCTTGTCTTAATTTAGCGATAGTTAAACCAGCAGTTCCAGCTTCAACGATTTTTTGACCAGCAGGTAATGCAACAGCAGTACCACCAGCAACACCTGTGTCAGATGAACCGATTGCAGCAGCGATGATAGCGTCATCCATTGCTCTACCCATTGCATAAGCAGCAGCTTGTGCATAGCTAGAAGTAGGATCTACTAACATTCTTACTTTATCTAGATCATCGATTAAGTCTGCAAACTCATAGTCAACAAGTGAAACTCTTCTTCTTGAGTGAGGAGTATCTGCTTGTGGAGTGTCAGAGTGTCTAGTTGTTCTTACTGTAGCAGTAACGCTTCCGATTTGATCGAAGAATGCGTTCTTACCAGTTACAGATTCTAATCTTACTTTATCTCTAAGAAGAGAACCTTTTTGTTGTGACAACATTTGTACATTTGAACTATATTGTTCTACAAATGCTGTAGTTATTTGAGTTGACATATTATGTCTCCTTCATTGTTAAGTTAATGTTAAAACAAAACAGAGGAGTTCTCAGAAATTCTGGCTTCTCTTGGATTTAAAGTCTTTTAGACTACAAGTCTATTCCTTGTTGTCAGTAAGGTTCTTTCGAGTTGTCTTACTTTTCTTAGAAGAATTTTCATTCTCCATAGAAACCCATTTATAATATTTTTCACAGCTTGGCAAGGGATCAGATTTAATTAACTCCGATCCACTTTCCAATACTGCTCTTAATATTTCTAGTCTTATTTCTTCTTTAGTCATTCATCATCGATCTTAAAGTGAACACTTGTTGTACTATCTTATCATGTTCTGGGTGAGATTTATTCCAATATGGTCCATCACGATCATTAACAATTTTACTTATCTCTTCATTAAGATCTCTGCCGGATGTAGCATTATCTTCTCCAGTACCAATCATTTTATCTTCTGACATAAGATTAGCAATGTTTGCAAAACCTTTAATGATTTCTGGATGATCACCTAATCTTCTTCCGTCTGATAAAGTTAAATCTAATATTTCTGCGTTCATATTAGCTTTAGCAACTTGAGCAGCTCTTTTAATGTTATCATCATAAGATCTACCCCATTCTTTTCTTAACTCTTGTTCGGCTTGTGCTTGAGAAGTTTCAGTATCTATTCTTGATTGTTGTGCAGAACCTTCCATAGAATTTTTATAAAACTCTAAGATACCTTGTGCTTGTTTATTATTTAAACCAAGTTGATGAGCATTCTCTGCAAATTGTTTTATTGCACTTTCATCTAATGGTACAACATCTGAGTTAGCTTCTAGTTTATATTTGTCTGGTGATTCTGGTCTGCCAAGTTTATCATAAACTTCATTCCATTGATCATCTGTTGAATTATTATTTGGTACTGCAACTTTATCTTGACCAATCATTCTAGTTGCGTTGATATAACTTTTAGCTAACGCATCTATCTCTGTAAACTTAGCAATGTTTGGATCTTCTCTAAATTCTTCTGAGATTGCTTCTTTCCAAGACTTGGCAACAGTTGGAACTGGTTGCTCTATTTGTGTTTCTTGTTTTGGTGCTTCTGTAGTAGTTTCAGTTGTCTCTGCTACAGGCACATCAGTTTGTGTTATCTGTTCTTCTGACATTATTTATCCTTTTCCTTTTGAAGCATTTGTTTAATAAATAGAAGGATGCTTCGTTGACCCTCTTGATATGCACTTTCATGACTATCACCTTTTACATTGGTTGAAGTATGATAATGACATCTCTTCTCCAGATCAGATAAAACTTGTTTACCTTCCTCTGATGAAAATGTGAATTGATAATCTTCTTTTAATTTTTTTATATATGCTTGTACAGCTTTTTCATCTTGCATAAGATCCTTTCTATGGTTTTTAATTTTCCTGTATTAATGTTTTAGTTTCTTCTGGTAATGCTTTTGCCATTGGTGCAGCAGCACCTGCAGACTCAGCAACTTGTTGCATTTGATTCATTTGTTGTTGTTGTGCTTGTTGTTGTTGTGCTTGTTCTCTTTCATCTTGAAGTTCACTAGAAGATTTTAAAACTTTTTGTGGAACTCCAACAATATCCATTAAGTGTTTAACAAGTTTATCCATATTTAAATGATCAAATACTGGAGCAACATTTGATAGTTGACCCATAATTTCTATTCCTCTCATGATGGATTGTAACTCTGCAGATTTTTGTGCTTTAGCTAATGGAGATACATATTCAATTTCTATATCTTGACCAGATAAAAATTCTGGAATAGGTCCAAACAAATCTTTTCTAATTAATAATGAGAATGCTCTATCGATTAATGGTTTTAATAATTCAGATTGAAGTCTACCAAGAACTGGACCAAGTAATCTCATCTTCTCTTCGTTCCTTTGGATAACTTCTGTTGCTGTCATTTGTGGACCACTTTGCATCATTAATTGATTTACATAAAAAGCATTTCTAATTGAATCTCTTCTTTGCTCTTCCATGTTTAAACCTAATGGAGTATTTGCTCCAATGTTTAATGGTTCAATTCTATCTCTTGTTCCACTTCTATAAAAATTTAAACCACCAGGTACTGTTCTTACTGGTAAGATAAATCCATCATCTGGAACTAGTAAAGGTGGATCAACTTGTTTCTGTGCAGACTTAATTGTAGTCTTTGACATTTCATTTAGCATTTTAACATCCGGCAATGCTGTCATTGCAGGAGATCTACCATAAATTTCGTGTGATGCTTTTAAGTATCTAGGTACTACAAAAGGAAACTCTCTAAATCCAGATACAGATAATTCATCACCTGTTCCTGCTTCTAAGTAAACAGATTCAAATGGCATATTAGATTTATCTTGTTTCTTAGGATCAAAGTCAGCTCTAGGATATACTGCATGAAGTATTTCTACTTCTTCGTATGGATCTTTTTTATGTTTAGTTACAATACTGTCTGAAACATTTTCACCAAACTTTTGTATTGCAGCTCTAGCAGTTAATCTAAATTTTCTAAATATTGTATCTATTCTACCTTTGTCATTTTCAGAAATATAAATTTCATTAATATGTCTTGTAGAAAATTTTAAAACATCTTCCTCATCATCTTCGATAAACATTGCTGCAGTACCGAATGTAATTAGATCATGATACAGTTCAAATATTTCTTGTTGAAAGTTTGATCTGTTAATAGCTTTGTACATAACTTCAGTAGCATTTTCTAACCAAGCTTTTGCTTCATCGTTATCTGAAAGTTCTTCACCTTTAAATCTTAATGAGAACCAAGTTGTAGAAGGGTTTGTCAACATACCATGAAGTGATGCTGCAAGTAATTCTACTGCTTGTAATGGTGAACTATCAAAAATTAATTCAGTTCTTTTGTCACCTTTAGATCTTGATTTAGTTACATCTGCTTTTCTTGGTTGCATATAGTCTGCAACTTCTTGCCAATGAGACTCCCAGTTTTGTCTGTTAGATTTTAACCTATCAAATCTTTTTAATAATTTTTTTGTTAAATCTGTTTGCATATTATCCTAATAAACTTTTTTGACCCAAAGTTAAACCTTTATCATCTGTTATACCTTGAGGAGATGTAGCTATTAGAGAACTTTTAGTTCTTGTTCCTCTTTTTTTTTTAAGTAATAAATTTGCTTTTGCTCTTGCTTCTTCTGAAGTCATTACAGACTCTGATATTTTAACTTGTTCTGGTAACTCTTCAACAGGCATAGTTGTTGCAACAGGTGGAGCTTGTACAACTTGATTGCCACTTTCTCTAAATACTGTACCATAACCATCTGTTTTGTTTTCTCTTCTAGTTGTTATATATTTATTATAAATTTGATTTTGTTTTTCTACAGATAAACTTTCAAATTGTTTTTTATTAACACCAAAATTTTTTAAACCTCTAGGATCAGTAAGAACTTTGTCTGTAAAAAACTTTCTAGTTCTTCTAGAATTTTCTTGTAATTTTGGAGATAAAGCTTTTAATAATGCTGCACCTGGAAGAAATGATGGAAGTTTATTTATACTTCTTCTAGTATTATAAGCACCCTGTTCTTTGAATGCTTCATTTTTATCTTGTTGAGTTTTTATAGCTCTTTGTTTTTGGTCTTTTATATCTCTATTCATTAAACCAATTTCTCTTGAAGAAGAATAGGTTTTGTTATTTCCTGCTCCTGGACCACTAGTTGCTTTATTTGCACCCATGATTATTTTCCAAATGTTAAAGATGATTTAGTTTCAGATACAGTTTCAGATTTTGCTTCTTTGTTTACTGCTACACCATTTTGTAAATCATTCATGTTGTTAAATTTAGGTTCTGCTTTTTTCTTTGCAGGTTTCATTTTTTTAATAGCTTTTTTTATTTTCTCTAACATAATTATCCTAATAAAGTTTTCTTCTCCACATCTGCTTCTTCCATTTCAAGAAGTGGTGAAGTTTTAATTGTTGATTTTTTTCCTCTTCTTCGTCTTTCTTTAGCTGCCATTTCGGCATCTAATTTTTTTTGCTCAGCTTCTGACAACTCTGTATCCGGTGGTTCCGGCAAAGGTTGAACTGGTGGCAAACTTGGTGTCTTTGGTTTTAAAATTGAACCCATAATTACATAATCCTATAATCATTATCTGCTACACTTTGTGGAGCAGTTTGTCTAGTATTTAATTCTTGTAGTCCAACTGCCAGGTAACGCATTGCATCACAAGCGTGTGAACTCCAATCATGTACCGGCTTTGATCTAAACATTCTATTTTTATCAATATACTTCCGGTGATAATGTCTTAACGCATCTATGAGATTTTTGCAATGGTCTGTGTCAATCCAACATCGGTTAAGCAACATGGTTACTGCGTGGATGCCTTCCTCAACTGGTAGCTTCGGTACTACCTTAAATCTAATTCCAAGTTGATATGCTATCTCTCTTCTGGTTTTTCCATTGCCAAACTCCTGTACTTCAATATCGTGTGGTGCAAAGTGATCTTTGTAAACATAAGGTTTTTCGTCTAGCAACTGAATATAGTGTGGTAATCCATGACCCCTTTCTTCAATATAATCTATTATCTGTACTGATGTTCCTTTCTGTTGAAAGAATATAATACTACTGTGGTCTGCGACACCGAGATCCCATGCAGTAGAGACAGGCAAAGTGGGATCGTAGGGAACTCTAGATAGTTGTTTTTTATCATCTAGTTTGTTCATTTCGTCTCCATAGATTGCACCTTCTATATTTGCTATCCAATCACACTCAAACTCTTGCATATACTTTTTCTCACCCATAACTTCTCTTGCTTTCTCTAATTCTTCTGGATCTACAATTTTAGTTTCACTTGCTTTAGCTTTGTAGTTAAACCAATCTTCTGCACCATTAGCGTGTTGGTATAGATCATAAAAATTATTATTCATTCCGGCAGGTGTTCCAATAAAGACGCAGTATCCTTTTCTGTCAGATAATGCCGGTCTTATGATTTCTGCAAACAATTTTCCTTCAATGTTTGCGTACTCATCGATCACACAACCATCAAGATAAATACCTCTTAATCCATCTGAGTTTTCTGCTCCAAGTAATGTAATTCTAGCACCATTAGGTAAATCAACTCTAAGTTCTGTTTCGTTAAACTTCGTTGCTGGGATCTTTGCTGTAAACTGCTTCATGTAATCCCAAGCAATAGACTTAGCTTGTTTAAATGTTGGAGCAATATAAGCAAATCTAGGATTCTTCAAATTACAGGTTAGAGCTGATTTAATTAAATGGTTTATCATGCATACTGTTTTACCGAACCTTCTGTGACAAACTAGCACACTCCATCTATGTTTATTGATTTGTTGATGTAGATAACTTTGATGTTTTCTGGGAGTATACGGAATCTTAATGTTCATTGTTTAATGCATCATTTTAGAACGAGAAGCCTCGTTAACAGGATGGTATTCAACACCTAATGTCATCATTACATAATCTGCAAATAGTTCTGCTGCTTTCTTATTGGGGATACCAAAGAATTTTATTGTTAGATTATTATTCTTTTCATCAACATAAGCAATACAATCAAAATCATCGCTATTTAAATAATCCATATACCAGATGTAGTACATTCATATTTTAAAACAACAAAAAAATAATTTTGGAAAAAGGGTTGTATAACTGGTGCAGGGTATGTCTGTGTGTCTGTTGGAAAATCCCATGTATATATATAAGAAAAGTTAGGTAGAAAATTTGGGGTATACGGGGGTAGCAATTTCTAAAAACCTCTAAAAACTCCAGGAATTTTATTAATGATAACTTAAAGGTTATCAATAGTAATGTCTGATAACCTGGATTTATCGGAAAAAATAAACCGGCTTATTCAATCCGTTTGTTATGTTGCATGAGATTAAAATTGTTTGCTTGATAAAGTTGAACCATGTTTTTTAATTCTTTTTTAACTATCTTTTAACTATCTTTTAACTTTCTTTTTTATAATCATTCTAATTTACCTGCGACAATTAT